GTCGACGGCGCGACCCGGCCTTCGCGGATCGCGCCGTCGACGAATGCCTGGGCGTCCTTGCGGGCCTGCGCCTCGGTGAGCGAGTTCAGCTTGCCGGTGACGTCGGCCAGCTCGGCCTGGAGCGCGGTCACGATGGCATTGTCGGCATTGCCCTGGGCGCGCTGTGCGAGCTGCTGCACACCTGCCAGCACGGCGGCCTGGTCGGAGCTGTCCGCGAGGCCGACAGCGAGCGCGATCGGCGACAATGCGGACTGAAGCGCCGTCTTGGCGGCGGCGTCGCCGGCTGGCATCTCCTTCCACTTCTTGACGGCGGCGACGATATCCTCGTCGCTTGCCGCTGCATCGAGGCCCAGCGCCTCGATCAGCATTTCCTTAAGGTCCATGGTCTTCTCCTGGTGCAGGGCAGTGAGCCCGGTAAGATTTGGCTGGTTCACAAGGCTCGCGCGGCGGATCGCGACGATCGTGCCGTCCTTCTGGTGCGCGATGACGGGGGAGACGCCGCGATAGGCCCGGTCCTCGACCAGGCGTCGGCCTTCAGCGGTCCATTCGACCCGGCCCCAGATGCCATCCTGGCGGGCCTGAAGCTCGACGATCCAGCCGCGCGCCGGCGCGGACTGCCCCTTTGGAGCGGCAAGATCTGTGGCGTGATTTTCGTCCAGGACGAGCGGCGTGCCATCGGCGATCGAGGCGGCCATCAGGGCTGCGGCATCGCGCACCTTGTAAGGACCGCGCCCGTCATTGGTGCCGACAGGCCCTGCGGGCAGCAGGTGTATCCATTCGGGAACTTCGACGGAACCCGAGCCGCTGACAGGCAGCAGCTGGGCCGAACAGAGTGCGATGAGGGCGGTGCGGTTCATGCCGCCCTGTTTGAAGGCGGGCCATCTATCAAGCCATGCCCGCCCCGGCGGGCAGGCGGGCGATCAGGAACGCAGGGTGATTGTGGCGCTGCAAATCGCTGCGGTCAATCGGCAGCGTCGATCGATTCAGATTTCGCCGCCGCCATCGACCGCGCCTTCAAGCCATTCCGCCACAATGTCGAGAATATTGGCCTCGTCGGTGGCTGAGATACCAAGATAGGGGCGCGCCGGAATTGTGCCCCACGGGATGGATTGACCGCGCGTAGAGGTGCCGAATGCGCCCTTGGCAGCGCCGAACTGCATCACGGCCGCCTGGATCAACGCGCTGCCGATCTGGACGCCGGAGCGTGCCACGATCGGAAAGATTTCGCGGCCCAGGCGGCGCGAGGGGCCGATCAGCGGACTGGTGAGCAGACCGTCGCCTTGTGCCTGGTATCGATCGATCGTCGATTGCTTCTTGGGTGCCCAGGCCTTGCCATCGGGCGCGGTGCCGGTGAGGAAGCGGTCCCTGGTCGCCTTCACCATGTATTCGCCGATGTCGCGATAGACCGGGGTCATGTCCGCCAGGCGCGATCGCAGGCCACGGAGCCCTGCCAACATCGCCTCATTATTGAATTTTACAGCAATCATGGCTATTCTCCCTCTGCGCGCTGCCCTGCATCGGCCATCCCGGTTACTGCCGGGGGACGTTCAGGACGTGAGGTCGGCGGGGGCGGCGCGCACTTTCCGCACGATGTAGAAGGTTTTGAGCGACAGCGATCGCCTGCCCTTCTGAATGACCCAGACCGCCTCGTATTCCAGCCCGTCGATGCGTTTGCGCATGGTGATGACCGGCGCGTCAGGATCGATCTGCTCCTTGCCATATTCGATCGTATCGGGTGCGTTGAGCAGTTGGGGCAGCAGTGCAAAATCCTCCGCAGACAGCTTGAGGCTTTCTTTCGAAGGCGGACCGTGGCGGTTGAAGATATGGACGATGCGTGGCGGCTCCATCACATAGTCGAACAGCGAAATGTCGGCGACGTCCTGCAAGGCGTTGATCGCGGCGACCTGATCTGACGTAGCAAGGCCAAGCGTCCTGACCGGAGGCATTTCGACCGGGCCAGGCGGTGGGTCGAAGATCCGCTGCGCGTACCGCCGGGCGTCATCGGCGACCGAAGGCAGATTGCGATACGCACGAGCCAGGGCATCGCGCTGCGCTTCCGGCACGGTCTCCATGAAGCCCTTGGCGATCCGGTGATCCCAGCGCACCGCCTTTTCGGCGAGGGCGTTGACGGTCGATGCGACCGATGCACCTGGCGCATAGCCCCAACCCTTGCCCAGCCCTGGCAACCTGCCCGTCTTCGGATCTGGCTTGTCCCAGCCTTGCGGCAGTTGCTTGTCCGGGTCTCCGCCCAGGCGGCGCGCGGCGCGCAGGCTGCGCGCGCCGACGACATAGCAGCTGCAGCCCCAGTCCGAGGGCGGATAGAAGCGCAGCCAGAAGGGATGAGCCGGCGGCAGTACCAGGCCGTTGAAGCTCAGATGATTGATCCGCGGTTCCTTGCTGCCGCCGTGCAGATAGACCCAGAAGGGAAAATCGCCCTCGACCAGCTGGGCGAAGCGTCCGGCCGCGTAGCTGGTACTGGCATTGGTGCGGTAAATGGTGCGGGTGCGCCATGCCTCGCCCGCTTTCGTGCCTTCGCCCGTCCAGCCGTGCCAGCCGTTCTTCTGGACGATCGCGCGGAAATCCTTGCGGAAGGCGTCCAGGCTCTGCCCCTCGGTAATGCTGCGATCGACGGCAGCGGCAAGATCCGTGAGGAGGTCCGCCTGGATCGCGCCGGCAACCATGAACGCGCGGTCGTGCTCGGCCTCTTTGATGTCATCCCATCGCCGCGTCGGCACGAGCCTGCCGAGCTTGCCGCGAAAGAATGCGACCTGCTGAGGGAATGGCCGCTTGAGCGCGCCTGAGAGGCTGCTCTCGTGGTTCTCAGGCACCGGTCACGCTTTCGCTTTCCGCATCGAACCGACCTGCGGCCTGGGCCGCGACAAAGGCCAGCGCCAGCGTTTCGCCCAAGGCCTTGCGATCGAGCTGCGGCAAGGCCGATCGAAGCATCTCGCGCAGCTCGGCCAGATCGCTTGCCGTTTCCATCATCGCCTCGATCTGCTCGAGCAGCTCGGCCATGGCCGGCGCGGCCTGCGCGGTGAGCTGGTCGCCGATCGCGTCTGCAGGATCAGGGACTGCGTCCGGCTGCTGCTGCTGCAGCGCCGTTGAAACTGGGGGCGTCATGGTCGAGGCGGGCGCGGTACCGGGCGGCACGGCAATAGCCTGTGGTCCTAGCAGCTCTGCGCCGGGATCGGGGTCGGAAAGGCCGAGCTTGTCACGCACCTCGCTGGCCTGGACGCGCAGGCCCAGCGGCACGAGCTTGGCCAGCTGTTCGGCCATGGCGGTCAGGTCCTCGGCCTCCCGCCGGGCGATGACGGCGCGCGGATAGGCCTTTTGCGGACCATAGTTGAGATCGACGCCCGGCCGGATGACACAGCGATTTATCCCGGCAGCGAGCGAGCGGGCGTCGGCGCACTCGATATCCTGTTGTACCTCGCGGTGCTCCTTGCTGACCGCGTGGCCGCCGCTGATCGCATCTGTGGTGGTAGTCTGACCCAGGACCGCCTTTGATATCTGCCGATCAAGCCAGTCTGCGCGGCGCTCGTACAGGTCCGACCCTGCGCCGACATTCGCCGATTCGATGAACTCGATCAGCATGCCTTCAGGGATGATCGCCGCGCAGTCGCCAGCGATATTGGCGACTGCGCGGAACAGGGTGGCGCGGTCCTCCTTGGATGCGCCGGAATGATATTTGCCGACGCGGATGGGCTGGCCATAGGTCTGGCTGAAAATCGCCCAGTCGCGTTGCGTGAAGGCCTTGAACATCCATGCCCAGGCCGCGATTCGAGCAAGGCCCGATCGCACCGGCAGGCCGGACTTGGCCTTGATGTTGAGGTAGACGAACTTGAAGGGGTCGAGCGGCGCGCTGGGGCTGTTGCCGTCCTTGCCGCCAAGCAGCATCGGCGTACGGCCGTCGACACGATCGAATTCGAACCAGCGCGGATCGCGCCATTCCAGCCGCTCAGGAACCCATTGACCCTCGCTGCTGTCCCACATGATTTCGGTGAACGACACGCCTTTGCCGACCGCATCGAGCATGTCGAACATCTCTTCCTGCAGTTCGTCGCGCTTGAGCCAGCCGCGCACCATGTCGGCAATCTCCACATCTCGTGCGGAGTCCGAAGCCGCCTCGACCGTGATCTCGATTTGCGCCACCGACCGCTTGCGCGTGCTCAGCACGCCGAGATAGTGGGGATCGCGTTCCTCAATCAGCTCGGCCAGCTCGAAATAGCGCAGCGGGTTGCCCTGGTCCGCTTCGCGCAGGATATTGGCCAGGCGCAACGGCGTCAGGCCATCTGCCGGATAGCCCGCGATCGGCGAGCGGACACCGGCCAAAGTAGGCCCTGCCACTTCCCGCTTCAGCGCGGATCGGTCGATCGGATTACCATATTGGTCAAGCAGCTGGGGCATGGCGGGGTCCATTCGGCCCTGTGGGCGATTTAAGAGGGGTTAAGAGGGCGGGTGCCGGAGCTTTCCCCGGCTGAGTACGGTCGCGGGGCCTGAGGGCGCTGACGGGGCTTAAAATGGGTCGGGTCACCAGACGCCCCCTCCGGATCGCAGGCGAGCACCGAGAGGCTGTCTCCACCACCGGCCATTGCCCGTCTCGTCATCGTCCGGATCGTGATCCGGGTTGGCGGCAGAGACCGCCTCATAGCCATATTCTGCGGCCGTCTGCCGCGAGGCGAACCAGGCGAGTATCCCGGCGATCGCAGAGTCGCCATGGCGCTCCAGGCCGTCCGCCCCCTTGTAGCGCATATCCTCGGGCACGCGGATCACGCCATTGGTGAACTGGAGCGCCTGATGGTCGCGCACGATATCGGCATCCGCCGCCAGGATTACCGAACAGTCGGCCACGGCCTCGACATAGGGTGGCGAGTTCTGCCGGTACCATTCGGCACTGAGTTTGACCTCGCTGATGCGCTCGCCCCATTTCTGGCGCGAGACTTCGGCGAGATAGGCACCATTGCCGGTCGCATCGAACGCGCCATGACCAAAGCGCGGCAGCTTGTCGCCGACATAGAAGACGATATCGCGCTGCGTTTCGTAAGGAACGTTGCGCAGCTCCAGGACGAATGCGCCATGCCGGACCAAGTCCTGGCCATAAGCATTGGCGATCATCGCCGAGGCGTCGCCCGAGCGCGCGAAGTCCATACCGAAATCATGGCGCAGCTTGGGATCGAGCCGGGCAAGGACCGGTGCGAGCTTGGTTGTCAGAAACTCCTGTGTCAGCCCGGCGCGCAGCTTGGGATCGGCTTCCTTGAAGCTGTCGGGCAACACCCAGCGGATAACCGGCACGTCCGGGCTGGTCGCGCGCTCGATGACGACGCGGGGCAGCGCCGCACCTTCCGCATCGGCCGGGATCGCATCCAGCTCCTGCCGCATCTGCGCTTCGCGAACGCCATAGCTGCCGCGAATGCGAGCTTCCCATGCGGCTTCGGCTTCGGGCGTATAGGTCCATCCGCGCAGCAGGCAGACGCGGCGGTATAGCCCATTGTCCACCGCCTTCTGGAACGGGATATAGTGGAGCGAGTACGGGATTTTCCCGGCCTTGGCTTCGCCGATCAGCTCGTTGAACGGGTTGAGCACGCCATTGTGCGTGGAGATGATGCGGATCTTGCCGCCCCAGATCAGCAGCGCGTTGACGGCATCGAGCACAGCCCGCACGTCCTTGTGGAACGCGGCTTCGTCGATGACGACGACGCCCTGCAGGCCGCGAATATTCTCCGGCCGTGATGACAACGCCTCGACGCGGAAACCGCTGGCAAAGGTGACGCGATAGGCGGCAATGAAGCGCGAGCTGCCATCATCGCGCTCGTCCTCGAACAGGAACTCTTCGACATCGACCAGTTCCTTGGCGACGACGCGTGCGAAGTGCGCGACATAGCCGATAAACTCGCGACCCTTGTCCTTGGTGTCGCCGATATAGAAGACATTGTCGCCACCGGCCGATCGCGCCGCAGCGGCGATCAGCGTATCGTCCAGCGCCTCGGCATAGGTGATGCCCGTTCGCCGACCCTTTTCGCCCAGCTTCAGCTCGGAGCGATCTTCAAGCCACTCCTTCTGATGCTGCATCAGGATGCCGTCGGCCAGCGGATCGTGATCGGCGGGCAGCTCAGCTCCGCGCGGCAGCTCGCGCGGGAGCTGCTCGGGATGGCGCGCCAGGACCGGCGAAACAACCTGCTGTTCGGCCTTGGGAGGCTGTAGCTCGCTCATACGCGCAGGCCGAGCACGTCGCGGCGCATCTGTGCGATCCGGTCTGCGCCAAGGCCTGCCTCGCGGGCGAGCGTCTCGGCCTTGTCGGCAGCGCTGACCAGCTTGTCCTGAATTTGCGCCTCGATCCGGCGGCGATGCTCGGCCGAGGTCTTCTGCGCGTTGACGGCCGAGTTGAGAGCGCGCGCGAGCTCGTTGACATCCTTCGCCCCGGCATCGCCACCCTCCAGGAGCCGGAAGGCAGCAAGCTTGACCATTTCGGCGACCGCGACGGTTACCTGATCGGGGCCATCGGCGCCCAAGCTCTCGACCAGTTCGTCAGAAATGCGCCGGACTTCGTCGAGCTTGCGAAACTGGATGGCCTTGCGGACGGCATAGCGGCCCCAGGCCGACTTGCTGATGGGGGCGATTCCGCGATCGGCCAGCCGGGCGTTGAACTCGTCGAGGATCGCGCGGGCGTGCATCTTGCGCTCGCGCAGCTGCTCGACCGCCCAGACGAGGTCAGGTTCGGCCTCGTCGGGCAGCATGTCGATCGTCGACAGG